CACAGAGCAAACGTAAATGTTTATCTAGAACATCCTGCAGGTATTGGTGAACACTCAGACATTACAGAAGCAATTCAAGTAGAATTAGATAAGATTGCACGTTATCATGATCAAGTAGAAGTCATTGATAAGTACTTTAAGTCTTAATATGGATCCTTCAAGGGAAAAATTAAAGTTGATTGTCAGAAACCTCAAACTCTTAGTCGATGCACTTGAGTCTGAGGTTTATTCTGATGTGGATGCTTACCGCAATTCGGCAGCATTCGCTCCACCTTTAAATGATTATGATGAGGTCTTTGATGACGATGATGGGTACGCCGATTAGTGTAATCAAAAATATCCTCACCAAAACAGAAAGAAAAAAACTCATTAAGGATGGTCAACCGTTTTTGGAAAAGTTGGGGGAAAATTATCCAGCTTTACAGACTAAATCTAATTTAATTACTTATCCACAATTTCATAATCCTATTGGAAAGGTGACCTTTAGGGCTCAGAAAGTTATTGGAAGATCTTTAAGTGTTGAAAGGGTATGGATTAATGGCGACGATGGTAGAAAAGAAGATATACTGTGGCATTGTCATGAAGGATATGATTATAGTTTAGTTTATTATATGCAGACAATTCCTTTTATTAATAGTGGGACTTGGTTTAGAGATAAGTTTGTAAGAGTACCTCAAAATGGTGCAATGATATTTCCTTCTTTTTTAGAGCATACTGCTCCTACTTATCCTTTTCCATGGTTTAAAAGATATACTATGGCAATTGACTTTAAAGTGGTTTGATATTATAGTAGATGTATAGTTTCTTCATGATATGGAAGTTAAATTAGTAAGTGTTACTCCCGATGCGGAGAAGACAATGGCATATGTTGCTAGAGTTAGCAACCCTAAGAACCAGGACAATGAAAAGTTTGCAGGACTTCTAAGGTATTGTATCCAACATGGTCATTGGTC